TAAGGCCCGTAAGGCGGCTTCAAAGGTTTCTAAGGGTGCGACCCGTGTTGTTGGCGAATCGGATGATTCGTGGAAGCAGTTTGATTCCTTTGAAGATATTTTCGCATTTGAAGTTGAACGCTCTAGGTGAGCAAGAAAGAGGTAAGTCATGTCGAATCCTAATTTCGATAACATTGTTGCAACTACCCTGAAGCGGTATTTTACCGAGGGTGGTAAGGCTGTTGACAACATTTTCAAGCGGTCTGCCGCTCTTGATTGGATTAAGAATACAGCTAAGCTGGATTCGCAGGGTGGCGCTACCGCAGTGTTCCCGCTCCAACATAAGACGAACAGTTCGTTCCAGTATTACAGTGGTTACGATGCTCTTACACCTGTTCATGGTGAGGAAATTGTTACTGCTGCCGAGTACCAGTGGAAGCAGGCCGCTATTTTCATCCCGATGTCGGGCATGGAGGAAGCGAAGAACAGTGGTGATCGTGCCGTTGTGAAGCTGCTTCAGACGAAGGTGGAGAACGCTGAGATGACTGCCGCCGAGCAGTTTGAGACTGCTCTGCTTCAGTACACTGGCACCGAGTCCAGCGGTAAGGCTTGGGGCGGTCTGCCGCTGCTTGTTGGTGATAACACCAGCACTGTTACTACTGTTGGTGGTATTGATTCGGTTGCGAACGCCTATTGGCGGTCGTATGTGCCTGCCAGTGTTGCGTACAGTTTGGCTTTGCATTCGAAGGCGTACAACACTGTTTCGTATGGTGGAGACATGTGCGACTTCCAGGTGACCACGCAGACCCTGTGGGAAATCTATGAGGGTCGTTTGCAGCCCAACCAGCGGTTCACTGACGCTAAGACTGCGGCGGCTGGGTTCACGAACCTGTTGCACCGTGGGTCGAAGGTTGTTTGGTCGGACCTGATGCCTGCCGATAGCTGGTATTTCCTGAATAGCCGCCATGTGAAGCTGGCTGTTCTGTCGGGCAACTGGATGAAGTTCCGCGGCTTTGTGGAACCGTACGACCGTGACGCCAAGTATGGTTTGATTACCTGCTATGGTACGTTCGGTACGAACGGTCGTCGCTACCTGGGGCGTGCCCTGTGGACTGCGCCTAGCCCGTGACCCGATAGTACCTTTTTGGTACGGTTTCGGATGATAGACGGGAGGGGAGGATTATCCTTCCCTCCCGTTTCTATTTGTTAGGAGGACAATATGATTGATTTCCCTATCGGAAAGGTAAGGAAAGCTGTTGCAGGTGCTGTCGCTGCTGCTGTCGTTGGTTTTGTTGGCCGTTGGATTAACTTGGATGCTTCTGCTGTCGAAGTGATCGTTGATGCCGCTGTTGTCGCTTTTGTTGTGTGGGCTGTTCCGAACGCAAAGGATGCTTTCGATGCCTGATATGACTGTTACTTGGCCTGGTGCTGTCGCTTTTGATGCTTTGAAGGGTCAAAATAGTGTTGGCGGTCGGGGTGTTGTGGCTGACGCACAGGCCATGTCGGGCGGGTTTGATATCCGCCCGTTTCATGATTCTAGCGCCGAGTCGGCCTATAAGGGTTCTGTCCCGTATGCTGCTACGGATGAAACGGATTTTGATTGGGCTACAGAGTTTGAGGAAGCAACCGCTGAGGTTGTGACCCCTAAGAAGGCTGGTCGCCCTAGAAAGGCTGGTTGATAATGTCGATGACGTTGCAGGAGATGCGCGATTTTGTTCGCACACATGCTGATGCTGATGTTACGGATGCCCCTGATTCGTCATTGGAGGTGTATGGGCGTATTGCTTATAACGATATTATTTCCAGGTTGTCTTGGCCGCACCTAACGGTGGTTTACAGTCTTTCGACTGTTGCTGGACAGTCGGAGTATACCATTTCTGGTATAGTTCCTGGTGATTTGGATCAGGTTTCTAGCATTGTTGATACCACCAATTTGGGTCGGCGGCTTATTTACATGTCGCAGTCGGATGCCGATTTGGCGTTCGGTGCCCCTATTGGGGCGACCAGTGAGGTTGCTAACGCTTTCACGGTGGTTGATACAAGCCTGTTTTTGTATCCTACCCCTGGGGTGACTGGTAAGTTGTATCAGGTGCGGGGCCGTCGCAGGCCCGCACAGTGGCCTACTACGGCTGGTTCTGTCCCTGATCTGCCTGACACGTTACATACCGCTATTGCATGGTACATGTTGTCATCGTATTTTCTGTCGCAGGAGGACCCTCAGATGGCTGGCGTGTATTTGAACGAGTATGAGCAGATGGTGCGCCGCCACACCCAGGAGGAGGGTTCCCGAGAGTTCTCTGGTCGTCCTTTGGTGATGGGTGGTCAAAACTATTATGCACCTAATTTTACCAGGTTTGTTCGTGGGATGTTGGAATAATGGCTCCCCGCAATTTCAAGGTCCAATATTTCAACGATTTTACGGGCGGGTTGAATAACAAAACCCAGTCGCAGGGTTTGGCGTTGAACGAGTCCCCTGATTGTGCGGATGTTGATTTCAATGCCCGTGGCGGGTTTTCTTGCCGCCGTGGTTTCCAAACAACTTTTACTGCTGCTTCTTTGAACGATGTTGTTAATGACCGTCACGGGTACATTGAGGGACAGTTTGTTGCTGGCGGGGTTGAGGTGCTGTACGGGTTTGATGCTGCACAAGATTTTTGGACGTACACGGCTGGCGGTACTTTGACGATTGATACGGCTACACCAAACAATGCTGATCCTGGGGTTCCTATCAGGGCTGCTGCTTGGGGTACAAAACTGTATTTTGCTAATTGGATTGCTTCTGGCACCTGGTATATGAAGTCGTGGAATGGCACCACGTTTACTGGTTTAACCCATTTGCCTAATAACGATTATACTGCCCCTACAACTGGGAACGCCCCGCAGGCGAAGCTGGTGGCGAACCATTCGGGTCACATTTTTTGGGCGCATACCCGCGAGGGTGGGGTAGAGTTTCCGTCACGGGTGCGGTTCTCGCACCCGTTGCAACCAGAATGTTTTGCTGACGCAGATTTCTTTGATATTGACCCTGACGATTCGGATATTATCACAGCTATTGTCCCGTTCAAGGATCAGATTTTGGTGTTCAAACGGCGTGCCGTGTACGCCATTTTCGGGTATGATCGTGAATCGTTTGTGGTGGAACGGTTGTCAAACACGGCTGGTGTTTCTTGTCCCCGTGCGGTGGACGCAAATAGTGGCATCTGCTATTGGTGGTCTGTTGATGGTAACGTGTTTGCCTATAATGGCCGTGGTATTGTTCCTGTTGGGGAACGCATTTCTGGTGTGACCGATCAGGGTGTGGTTGCTGGATGTGACACGAACGCTGTTTGTTGGGCTTCTAACCGACTGTATGTTTCGTTGCGTATGGTCGATGACCAACGCAACACGTTTGTGTATGATCCTGCTGTTGGGGAGAACGGGGCTTGGACCCGTTATACCGTGTTTCCTACAACAATGATTTGGTGGCGTACTGCTGACACCAGTAAGAACGGGCTGTTTTTCCATGAGCGCGGTTCTTCTAGTGTGCGAGATTTCAACAACCCTGACAACCAGGTCGATAACATTAATGGTACTGATACGCCGATTGCGGCGTATTATCGTACAGCATGGTTTGTGTCGGGCGATTCTGGGTTGACGAAACGGTGGAGGCGACCGCATGTGACGGTTGCTTGCAATGATCCTGCACGTTTGCAGGTTGACGTGTTTCACAATTATGTTGAATCCACGTTTAAGAAACGCCTGTTTTTGGATGTTGGTGTTGCTGGTTCTGGCGGCGATCTTGTGTGGGAGGCTGCTTCTGGTCCCGCTGTTGGCGGGGACTGGGGTGAAACTTGGGCTTCTGAGGGTGATGTGACCAACTACGAGTTTTCTAGGTTGTCATCTTTGGGCAGGTCGAACGCTGTCCAGTTGCGTTTTGAAATGAAAAACCATCAGTCCAAATGGTGGGTTGATTCTTTCACTATTCCGTTTCTTGAAAAAACTTATAGGTAAGGTGGGACTGTGGCTTCTAACGTAAGCGTTACTTACAACTTTGTTGCTGGTACTGATGCTGTAGCGGATCAGGTTGACGTAAACTTTAATGATGTTGTTTCATGGGTGAATACGAATGCTGTCCATTTGGATGGTACGAAGGCGTTTACTGGTATCCCGTCTGGGCCGTCGTCTAATCCGACGACCGCCAACCAGTTGGCCCGCAAAGCGTATGTGGATGGTGTGGCTGGTATCCCGATTGGTGGGGTTGCCATGTGGGCTGGCACAACGGCACCCACAGGGTACCTTTTGTGCCGTGGGCAGGCTGTGAACCGTGGCGACTATGTTGATTTGTACACGACTATTGGTGACACGTATGGTGCTGGCAACGGTACAACCACGTTCAATGTCCCTAATTTGCAGGGTCGGGTTCCTGTCGGTTTGGATTCTGGGCAAACAGAGTTTGATGCTTTGGCTGAAACGGGTGGGGCCAAGACGGTTGCTTTGATTGAGGCCAACCTGCCTGCACACGCCCATGCGATTGACCACGATCATGGTTCGCATACTTTGACCATTGCGGACAACACAGAGGATCTTGTTACCCGTTTGGCTGCGTTTGTTGATGGCGGTTTTGGTTCTGGTGTTGTGGATACCGACCTTTCTCCTGTCGGGTTGACAATGACTTCGGGTTTGGTGTGGCCGCCTGCTGGAATGGCGCAAAACTATATTACGGAACACACCCATACTGGTACGGTTGATCTTCCAAACTTTACTGGGAACTCTGGTAACGGTGCTGGAACCGCTACGGCCCACAACAACTTGCAACCTTATGTTGTGTTGAATTACATGATTCGTGCCATCTGATGACGTTACGCATGGTGAACGCTGGCAGCATTGATGTTGCGGTTCGACGGGAACTGGAACGTGTTAACCGTCGCATCATGCCATTTTACGGGTCTTTTTATGACACAACAGACCAGTTGAACCCTGTTGCTGATGCGGTAAACATCATGCAGCTTAATAGTGTTGATTTGGGGCGTGGGGTTACTGTCAGGAATGATGCTACGCCCAGGTTGACTCAGATCACTTTCCAGTATGGTGGGATTTATGATGTGCAGTTCAGCGCCCAGGTTGTAAAAACTGACTCTAATCAGGACACTATGGATATCTGGTTGCGTCAGAACGGTGTGGATGTCCCGTGGACAAACACACGGTTTGCGTTGGTTGGTAATAACGCTAAGGGTGTTGCCGCCTGGGATTGGATGGTTCAGGTTGAGAAGAACGATTATGTGCAGATCGCATGGTGTTCTCCTGATGTTGATGTGTTGTTGGAGGCGCAGTCAGGTTTGACTGTGCCAACTAGACCTGCGATACCTAGTGTTATTGTTACTGTGTTGCCTGTTGCACCACTGTGACGGATTGGAATGATATGTGATGGTTATGTACGATTATTCTCAACAGAGAGCGAAGCTGAACACTGATTTTGGGCGTGATAACACGATCCAAGAGCAGGGGATGCAGATTGCCCGTCAACGGTTTTCCCGTGCAAAGCAGGGTATGACCCAGGGTTTCCAACGCCAGTTTCCTGGTGTGACTGGGAAGATGGCTGGAAGATTGGGTTCTGGTATCCGTTCTGGTGTTGCCAACCAGGGGCTGGGCAGGTTTGTTGGCGGGTTTCAGCAGCAGATGGCTGATTTGAATACCGATTTTGGTGGGCAGGAAGCGGCGTACAGGCAGGAGCAGGCTGCGCGTGAAGATGCTTATCGTCGTGCTTTGTTGGCTTTGGATGAGGATTTGGCTTATTCCAGGTCGGGTCAAGACCCGTTTGCAGGGAGTGTATAATGGTTATTCGTAGAAGCACACCTAAGCCACCACCGTATACTGGGCCAAAGAAGCTGACCACTT